TATGTTAAAAAATATTGGGAAGATGACTTAACAGATTATAATCATGAAAACTATATAAATAGATTCGAAGTTCTTGAGTATTGGGGTATGATGGATGTCGAGATGCTCTTAGAGCAAAACGTAGAAATACCTAAAGAATTAGAAAGTTTTGAAGAGCTACAAGCTAATATATGGGTTTGTAATGGGAAGTTACTCCGAGCAGTATTAAATCCATTCAAACCTGCCAAGATACCTTTTATGGCAGCACCTTATGAATTAAATCCATATTCATTTTTTGGTGTAGGTTTAGCAGAGAATATGGATGATACACAAACTCTTATGAATGGTTTTATGAGAATGGCTGTAGATAATGCTGTATTGTCAGGTAACTTGCTTATAGAGGTAGATGAAACCAATCTAGTTCCGGGGCAAGACTTATCAGTATATCCGGGCAAGATATTTAGAAGACAGGGTGGTGCTCCGGGTCAAGCAATCTTCGGTACAAAGTTTCCTAACGTATCAAATGAAAACTTACAGTTGTTTGATAAAGCAAGACAGTTAGCAGATGAAAGCACAGGTATGCCATCATTTGCACATGGGCAGACAGGTGTATCAGGTGTAGGTAGAACTGCTTCAGGTATATCTATGTTAATGAATGCAGCAAGTGGCAGTATTAAAACTGTTATTAAGAATGTAGATGATTATTTATTAAAACCTTTAGGTGAAGGTTTATTTAGATTTAATATGCAGTTTAATTTTAATCCTGAAATAAAAGGTGACTTAGAAGTTATTGCACGTGGAACAGAAAGTCTTATGGCTAATGAAGTACGTAGTCAAAGATTGATGCAATTTTTACAGACTGCATCTAATCCTTCTCTTGCTCCGTTTGCAAAGTTTAATTATATTATTAGAGAGATAGCAAAAGCTATGGACTTAGACCCTGCAAAAGTTACTAATAATATGGATGAGGTTGTATTACAAGCTGAACTATTAAAACAGTTTCAAGCAGGACAACCACAACAACCACAACCACCTGCAGGAGCAAATCCTGCTGACCCAACAGGAGCAGGTGGGGGAACGATAGGAACAGGACAAGTTCCTACACCGGGCGAACAAGGATTTACAGGAGCAGGACAAGGTGGACAAGCAAATACTCAGCAACCTCAAGCCACTGGTCAACCACCAGTCGCACCTCAATAAATACATAGATAGCTTAATTGACTCTCATCATAGAGCTATTGAACAAGCAGATGATGTTGTTGTAATACATAGGACTCAAGGAGCTATATCAGCTTTGAGAAGACTAAAATTTCTTAGAGAAGAGGTATTAGGAAAAGATGAATAAAAATCAAATGCAAGAACAAATGGATTTATTTGGTGGTCTCAAAGATGAGGGTGGTAAGGTTGATAAAAAATCAGGTAATAAAGTTCCTGTTGGTTCAACAAGAAAAGAAGTTAGAGATGACATACCTGCTCAATTAAGTGAAGGAGAATTTGTTTTACCTGCAGATGTTGTAAGATATCATGGTCTAGAAAAGATTATGAAACTAAGACAACAGGCAAAGGGTGGACTAAAAACTATGGAAAAGATGGGTCAGATGGGCAATGCTGAAGAGGCTATTATGCCTGATGATATGCCATTTAGACCTGAATTTCAACAAGGTGGTGCAGTACAAGCACCTAACATACAAGCACCTCAAGTATTACAAAGTAATCCTGTTCCGGGATTTCAAGGAGCACAAACTCAGGGTGTTCAGTTTAATCCTGCACAAGCACAACAACAAATACAATCTGCATTCGCAGCACCTCAACAAGCTGTGCAAATACCTTTTGCTCAACAATATAGAACACCTGCATACACTCCACCTTCTTATCAAGAACCTATTTCATTTAAGGATTACATAGGTGCAGAGTTTGGGCAATTACAAAAAACAGAAACAAAAAAATTTGTTAATGAACAAGGCGAAGAATTATATATACCATTCGTAAATGGCAAACCTATATATCCAATACCTGCAGGATACACAGAATTTAAAGAAGAAGCTGCTAAACCTGAACCTGATAGACCTACTACTCCTACAACTAGAGTAAGAGATGATAGTGATTCAGGCAGTGACGATACAGGAACAGGAATTAAAACTACTAGAGTTTCTAAAATAGCATCTGATGCAGCAGGTGGACAAAAAGGTATAAAAGACTTTTTTAGCACAGGTAAAGGTAAATCCATAGCAGGTTCTGTTCTTGGTATGTCTATGCTAGGACCTGTTGGTGCTATCATAGGTGGTTTATTAGGTAAATCATTATCAGATAATAAACAAGAACTTGCTCAACAGATGGGTGCTATTCCGGGAGCTACAGGACCTTTAGGACCTGAAAGAGATTTTGAACAGCTATCACAAGATGCTTATGGTAAAAATATTGCTGACACAGCTACCATGTTAGGTGGTACAACCCCTACTTTTAGTTACGGATTTACTCCGGGTGATGTGGATGTTGTTACAGGTGGTACATTTAATGCTGCAGGTATAGCAGTTGATGAAAATGGAAATATGACAACACAAAATGGTGTACCAAGTTATGCAAGTTTTAGTGACTTTGTGAATGCTATGGGTGTATCAGCGAATACAGGATACTATGGTGGTCCTGTATCTAAAGATGAATATGATAATATGTCTCCTAAAGGTAAAGATTTATATAATGATTATGCAAATGGAGTAGGGATACCTAGTTATGGAGCTACTGACCCTGATGTAGAAGATATATCAGATGATGTTGAAACTACTCCTAGTCCAACAGACCCAAGTGGTATAGACTTTGGTGTGTCAGACCCAACTGATGATACTAATGTAGACGTAGAGGATATATCAGATGATGTAGAAGACCCAACTAGTATTGTAGGTGATGACCCTGTTGCCGATACACCTCCTGAAAGTATTGTAGGTGATGACCCTGTAGATGATAGTACAGATATAGGAGACCCTAGTGGGGGTGGTGGGGGTTCTGATATAGGAGACCCTAGTGCCGGAGACCCAAATGCTGGTATAGATGGTCCGGGAGGTGATGGTGATGGTGGAGACCCCGGGGGTTGTGTAATTGCAACACATGGACTATCTACAGGTGGTTTTACAGCTATGGAAAAAGCAAAAGCAGAACTATGGTGTGCTAAAACTTATCATGGTAAATGGTATGGCGAAGCATTTAGAAAAGGTTACAGAGCAGCAGGTATGAAACATGTTAATGCTGGAACTGCTCCTAGTGTGTATCAAGAGTTCAAAGATTTTGTTGCGTATGGTCGTGGCATTAAGAGAGGATGGAAAATAGGTTTTAACTATTATTTAAGAACTATTACATTCTTTATTCATGGACTTTTTATTAAATAGGTAGTATAATAATATGGAAGAATTTTTTGAACAGATTAGAGATAGATTTAGGTCTTTAGATGATGAAGAGAAAAATCTAATTAGAGGTTTGGTAGGCACACCTGAAGGTCGTATACTTGCTAAAGTATTAGGTCCTGAACTTATGGCACAAATAAGATTACGTGCTCCAACAGGTGCAACACCTAGACGTGGATTAGGAACACGATAAATACCTAAATACAGGCTACTTATCCCCCAACAATAATTGGCTACGATAACCCCAAGGAGAAAATAATGGCTGAACAGGCTCAAGAAATGGTGGTAGATGCAACACCAAATAAAAAAGCATTTATATCTAAACGTTCTACTCATGAAGATAGAATTAAAAAAGATGAGGAAGAACTAGAGCAACTAAAGAAAAAGGCTCAAGGTGAATCAACAGAAGCTGTTACAGAAGAGAAAACAGAAAATGAGGAAGAACCGAAGAACGCTGAAGAAAAAACTTTTAAAAAGCGTTATGGAGATTTACGAAGACATACCCAAGAAAAAGAAAAAGAATTTCAAAAACAACTTGACGATTTAAAAACTCAGCTAGAAAAGGCTACTAAAAAAGAAATCAAGTTACCCAAAAGTCAAGCTGAAATAGAAGAGTGGGCAAAAGAATATCCTGATGTAGCTGCAATAGTAGAAACAATCGCTATAAAAAAAGCTAAAGAACAATCTCATGCTTTAGAAAAAAGAATAAAAGAGATTGATGACTTAAATGCACAGACTACAAAAGAAAGAGCAGAAGTAGAGTTATTACAAATTCACCCTGATTTTGTAAATATAAGAGAAAGTGATGACTTTCACGAATGGGCAGACGAACAACCTAAATGGATACAGGATGCATTATATGAGAATAGTGAAGATGCAAGGTCAGCAGCGAGAGCCATTGACTTATATAAAGCAGATAGAAACATTAGCTCAAAAGAAAAAGTCAATAGTAGCAAAGAAGCTGCTAAAGCAATCTCGACTAAAACTCAAAAAACTATTCCAGACACTGAAAACAAAAACTCTATGATTAGAGAGTCTGATATACAAAAAATGAGTGCAGATGAATATGAAGTTAATTCAGATGCAATTATGGAAGCAATCAGAGCAGGTAACTTTATTTACGATGTCTCTGGTTCTGCTAGATAAAAGTATTGACAAATAGTTATTTATGAATATAACTATATGTAACTAGGAGTGTGACCCCTTTTTCTAGGACACTCGCACTCACACTAAACTTGAAAGCCTACCTGATGGTATGAGCCTGTGTTTAAATAGCTACTAGACACACAACCTCTAACACTATTAGCCGATGACGAGTAACTTTGTTGTGTATTTAGTATACACATTTGTTTATTTCAATGGAGATAAAAATGGCATTTAAAACTGCAGCAGGTTATGGTAATCTGCCTAATGGTAATTTCTCCCCAGTTATTTACTCTAAGCAGGTTCAGTTAGCCTTCAGGAAGACATCCGTTGTTGAAAATATCACTAACTCCGATTACTTCGGAGAGATTGCCAACATGGGTGATTCCGTAAAAATAATAAAAGAGCCAGAAATCACTGTCAAGGAATACGCTAGAGGTGCAAACGTACAACCTCAAGACCTTGATGATGAGGACTTTACATTGACTATTGATAAGGCAAATTACTTTGCTTTTAAGATAGACGATATTGAAGAGGCTCACAGTCACGTAAACTTCTCTCAACTAGCAAGTGACAGAGCAGGTTACAGACTGAAAGACAACTATGACCAAGACGTTCTTGGTTATTTATCAGGATTTGCACAGGCATCTAATAATGCTGTAGCAAGTTCAGCTAACTCAACAGTTAATGGAACTAAAGCAGTATCAACTGCTGGTTCAGACGAATTGTTGACAAGCATGAAGCTAAGAAAAGATAGCTTTGGTAACATCACTACTTCTAGTGCTGGTGACCATTCTATCCCAATAGCTCCAAGACTAGGTGGTGCAACTTCTCAAGCAACTGCTACAGCTACTCCTTTACAGGTTATAGCTAGAATGGGCAGATTGTTAGATACACAGTTTGTAGACACTGATGGTAGATGGCTTGTTTTACATCCAACATTTATTGAAGTACTAAAAGATGAAGATTCACGTCTTCTCAATGGTGACTTCGGTGAATCAGGTGGATTGAGAGCAGGTTTATCTGTTGGAAAGATACATGGCTTTGACGTGTATATGTCCAATAACTTACCTTCAGTAGGTACAGGTCCGGGAACATCTGGAACTGCTAACCAAAATTCAAACTTTGGTGTTATCGTTGCAGGACATAGTTCAGCAGTAGCTACTGCCGAGCAAATCAACAAGACAGAGACTTATAGAGACCCTGATTCTTTTGCTGATATTGTTCGTGGTATGCATTTGTATGGTAGAAAGATTCTTCGACCTGAAGCAATCGTTACTGCCAAGTATAACGTAGGATAAGGGAGATATAAATGGCTACTTATGATTTAACCTCTAAAGATACCACTGGTATATTTTCCGATTCTATTGCGGCTATGCCATCATCTAAAAATACTCACGTAATGAGAAATATTGAGGCTTACCTTGATATTGATGCGTTAGTAGCAGCAGGTGGAAGTTTTGCAGACGGAGACATCTTTCAGGTGTTAGAAATCCCTGCAAATACTTTAGTCATAAATGCAGGTGCAGAAGT